ATTTACTGGTGTTGCTGCTCAAAGATATATGGCTCCAGCTAACAAACCAACTACAATTATCGGTGCTGCTGACGTTTACTTGTCAGACTTCGGTACATTATCTGTTGTTCCTAACAGATTCTTGACTGCAGATGCTGGTGATAGTGGTGAAGTAGCATTTGTTCTTGACCCAGAAATGGCAGCAGTTGCATATTTACGCCCATTCCAAACACAAGAATTGGCTAAAGTAGGTGATGCAGACGTAACTCAACTTTTAGTAGAATACACACTAGAAGTGAGAAACGAAGCTGCTCATGCAATTATTGCTGACTTAACAGAGTAGTAATATAGGGATAGCCCTCTTCGGAGGGCTTTCTTTTTATAGCTTTTTATAAGAACTATAAACAGAAAGATAAATATGACTTGGAATTATTTATGAAAAAAAAAGAACTCAATAAAGCAATTAATGACACACCCATTAGAGGTTATGTCAGACACAACATAGACGATAATGTCATTATTGAAACAAGACAAGATGTCACAGACATTATTGAAGATAACAACAACCAAAGAAAATACACAGATAAGCGTACTCGTTGGGGTGATGAGTTATTTGATAACAAGATAGCAAGCATACCACTTACTGTTTTTGATGAATTAAACAAAAGAGGAATTGTTCGTGGATTCCATGTTATAGACCAAAAAGCATTTAAAAAATTCCTTAATGACCCAGATAACAGAGTGTTTCGCACTCGTGAAGGCATAGTATAATGGCATTTACAAACTACACAGAACTCAAAGCATCTGTAGCTGATTACTTGGCTCGTACAGACTTAACAACACAAATCCCAGACTTTATTACACTAGCAGAATTACGACTTAAAAGAGATTTGCGTATCAGACAAATGCTTAAAGTAGCCACATCAGCTATGACAGTATCAGATTCTACTGTGGCACTACCTAGTGATTTCCTAGCTATCAGAGAAATACATTTAGATACGAACCCAGCAGCTTCATTAGAATATTTAAGTCCTAGTAGCTTTTTTAACAATGCACATACTACTGTATTAGGCAAACCTACTAAATACACAGTATTAGCAGCAGAGTTTCAATTTGCACCTATACCTGATTCTGCTCATACAATACAAATACTTTATTACGCAACACCTACGCCATTAAGCACATCAGTATCATCTAATGTATTTTTGGCTAATTGCCCTGATTTATTACTTTATGCTGCATTGGGCGAAGCAGAACCTTACTTAATTAATGACGCAAGAATACAAACTTGGGCTGCTCTATACGATAGAGGATTAGCTTCTCTATCATCATCAGATGAATCTAGTGAGTATGCAGGTAGTCCATTAGTTATGACCACAATTTAACAGGAGCAATACCATGTCAGAATTAAGTAATTACCTAGAGAACGCTTTAATAAACGTCACTCTACGAGCAACATCTTACACAGCACCCACTACAGTATATGTAGCATTATTTACTACAGACCCAACAGACGCAAACACAGGCACAGAAGTTAGTGGTGGTGCTTACGCTAGAACAGCAGTAACCTTTGGTGCGCCTAGTAATGGTGTCACTACAAACTCTGCTGATGTTACATTTCCCACTTGCACTTTAGCATGGGGTGTTGTCAGTCACATAGGTATTATGGATGCTTCTACATCAGGAAACCTTTTATATCATACGCCATTAGACGTAAGTAAAACAGTTGATGCTGCGGATATATTTAAAATAGCAAGTGGCGCACTTACAGTTACTTTAGCATAAGGATAAATCATGGCTTTAGTCGTTAAAGACAGGGTTAAAGAAACAAGCGTTACATCAGGCACAGGTACACTTACCCTTGCTGGTGCTGCTTCTGGTTTCCAAACATTCTCTAGTGCTATAGGTAATACTAATACAACCTACTACGCTATTGTAGACGCTACTACAGGTGAATTTGAAGTCGGTGTAGGCACAGTAGCCGCAGGTACGCTTGCTAGGACAACAGTTATTGCATCATCTAATAGTAATGCAGCAGTTAATTTTGCTGCTAACACTAAAGATGTATTCTGTACCTACCCTGCTGCAAAAGCTATATTTGCAGATGCTAGTGATGTTGTAAATCCACCAGCAGCAATTATTGGAGCAGCTAATACTGGTAGTGTTATTCCATTTTACTTCTCTAACCAAGCAGCATTTCCAAGTGCTTCTACTTATCATGGTGCTGTTGCTCACTCCCATTCAGATGCTGCTATGTATTTTGCACATGGTGGGTCATGGGTTAGAATATTAGATACTGGCGGTCCATTAGGCACACCATCTTCAGGCACAGCTACCAACTTAACAGGCTTACCACTCACTACAGGAGTAACAGGTACGCTTCCAGTAGCCAATGGTGGCACAGGCATTACAAGTTTAGGCACAGGCGTTGCAACCTTTTTAGGTACTCCGTCATCAGCTAATTTAGTAGCAGCAGTCACAGATGAAACAGGTTCAGGTTCTCTAGTCTTTGCAACACTACCTACATTTGACACAACAGGTGTTAAGTTTAGTGGTTCTACATCAGGCACAACCACAGTATTATCAGGAGCAACCGCAGGTACTTCTGTTCTGACGCTTCCTGTAGCTACAGATACTTTAGTAGGTAAAGCTACTACAGACACACTTACAAATAAAACACTTACATCACCAACACTAACAGCACCAGTATTAGGCATACCTAGCTCTGGCACATTAACTTCTTGCACAGGATTACCACTTACCACAGGTGTTACAGGCACACTTCCTGTTACTAATGGTGGTACAGGTGTAGCTACATTAACAACTGCTTATGGCGTGTTAGCCGCAGGTACAACTGCTACTGGTGCAGTACAAAATATTGGCACAGGTACTTCTGCACAAGTATTAACATCTAATGGTTCTGGTGCTTTACCTACATTCCAAACATCAAGCTCTGGCATTACTATTACAGATGATACAACAACAGCAACAGCGTTATTCCCAACATTTACAAGTGCTACATCAGGCACTATTTCAGCAGCTAAAGTTACAAGCACTAAATTAACATTTGTACCATCTACAGGTAACTTAAATGCTCCACAGTTTGCAGCTTCTAATGGTATCTTTGTAAACAATATGACTGTTGCTACCAGTTACACGATACCTACAGGATATGGAGCTAGTAGCGTGGGAGCAGTTACTATTAATAGTGGTGTAGTAGTTACAGTTCCTAGTGGCAGTCGTTGGGTAGTTTTATAAAGGAAAATAAATGGCATCAACCATAAACGCAAGTACAAGTCCAGCAGCCATAGTCCAAACGGCTGACGGCACAGGAATTTTATCTTTACAAACAGGTAACACCACAGCAGTAACTATAGACGCATCACAGAATGTATTAATTGGAGCAACAAGTGCAAGTGGTTTTGATTCTGGAGCAGATAATTTAATTGTTGGTGCTGGTTCAGGTAGCACAGGAACGACTATCTATTCAGGAACAGCGGGTGTTGGAACAATTAACTTTGCTGATGGCAATTCAGGTTCTGCAATTTATGCTGGTGGTATTAATTATAATCATAGTAATAATAAAATGTCATTTTATACTAACGATGGTACAAGTAGAATGACTATAGATTCTAGTGGTCAAACAATACTGGGTTCAAACACAAGCTCAACGCCATACAATGTATTAAATTTGTATAGTCCAGCTAGCACGTTAAATGGCATTTTTATGGAAAAGCTATCACAAGTTGTAGTGCAGATGGGCTTTAAGGCAACTACCAACACAGACTTTTTTATTGGAACAGGAAGTTATACTTTAGGGACATATGGTGTTTATTTAGCAAACACAGGGACTAGTTGGATTTCTAATTCTGATGAACGACAAAAAGACATTATTGAACCTATAGAAAACGCTTTAACGAAAGTCAACACATTAAGAGCGGTAATTGGTAAATATAAACATGATGAAGAGGGTGTTAGACGTTCATTTTTAATTGCACAGGATGTGCAGGCAGTATTTCCTGAAGCTGTAAAAATACAAGATGATGAAGAAGCAAAGCTTGGATTATCTTACACAGACGTAATCCCATTGTTAGTGGCATCTATTAAAGAACTCAAGGCAGAATTAGATACAGCTAAAACACGAATAACAGCATTGGAAGGAGCATAACATGGGTGACATAGTTTTAGCAGGCTCAACAAGCGGCACAACAACCCTAACTCCAGCAGCAGTATCAGGAACAACAACATTAACTTTGCCAGCGACAACAGGGACAGTTCTTACAACTACATCACCTAAAGCTGGAAATATAATTCAAGTGGTAAGCACAAATTTAACAACAACATTTTCTGTTGTATCGGCAACATTTACAGACATTACTGGGCTATCAGTTTCTATTACTCCGAGTAGTGCATCTAACAAAGTTTTTGTAATATTAGATATGGTTGGGT